CCCTCAACTTTACATTTTCCCCAACTTCATCAGTGGAGATGAACTGTCCTTCTGGCAAAAAAATGTTCGCAATGAGGGCTTCTGGAATGAGATCCCCCCAAATGATCACCACGAACAGTTAGATCAACCGAACCATTACTCCATCAACCCTGATGCCATGCACTGGCCTCACGTTGAGCGTAAAGAGTCTGAACTGGTTGGCAAGATCAACGCTGCCGTCGAACATAAATTCGGTGAAACGTTTTTGACCAACTCGACTTGGTATTTTCGCAAGTGGGTTGCCGGCATGGAGCAGGGGTTGCACCACGACTCCGCGCACGCTGATTGGACATTGGACTTCCGCCAAAAAGACGGAGACGGACAGACGCCAGCGGCGATCGCCTTTCACGACATAGCAACAATCTTGTATTACAACGACGATTTTGATGGCGGAGAACTTTATTTTTACCGACCCGAACTGCAGATCAAGCCATCCGCCGGAATGCTCGTGATGATGCCATGCACCGACCCGTATATCCACGGCGTCAGGAAAATCCTCGGTGGTGAACGATTCATTTCCGCCCATTTTTGGACTCGGGCCAAGACCGTCGCCATGGTCCAGCACGCAGAACTGGACGACACGTGGCGCATGAAATGGCGCGACTGCCATAAGGTAGACCGGCTGGTGACAAACCCGGGCAACGAGGCTCCGGATGGATCAGAACCTCTACCGGACGACGAGTGAAAATGGTATATTTGCCGTCATGAGCGAATCAGTCGAAGATCTCCCAGCAGTCGAATCAGATCAGGTCGAGGCCGTCATGGATCTCGGCAGCCACTACCAAGGTGTGATTTTGCACACTGACGAGTGGGGCTCCTACGACATCCGATACGACAACAAGACGCTTCACGTCCTTAAGCCCGTACAGATGTTCGACGATGACGGCAATGCGCTTTTCATGTACGAGATCATCGGGCACCACACAATCGAAGAGGACCTGCCGTTCCCGCTTGACCTTCCCACGATGGAGCGCTACGCCCGCATCCTGATCACGCTCGTCAACACCGAAAAGCCCGACGAGGCGACTGAGGCCGACGAGGCATCTGAGTAATATTCGGTAGGTGACTACCGAACATCGTAAGGCCCCACGCAAGACCGTCGAGTCGATCGACCGTGTCGGCGGCTGGGGAAACGTAAAATATTTACATCATCTTGAATGCGGCCACATCGAGAGTCGCCCGCGCGCTTCGACAGCCCCAAAACTCGGGTGCGTCACATGTCTGCGTGTCAAAAATCGCCAAGAACCAGAAGGTTTACAACAAGTAAACGTCGAGGTTGTTGACTTTGGCGCTCAGATCGCCCAAGATGAAATCACCACCAACCAACTCGCTTCCCGACTGGCCAAAACACTGGGGGTCCCAACGGAAGCGATAGGTCTGCATCAAGAAATACAAGAATCTGGTAGGAGTAGCGTCCAATACGCGGTGGTCTACCTTTCAAAAGACGACATCTACCGGATCATTGGGGGACCATGACAGCAATACCCGAAGCGCCACCAACAGGAGGTGCCTGCAAAGGCCACGACGTCGAAATGTGGTTTCCTCTTCGAGACATGAAGAGGACACGCGACGTCCACCGAAAAATAGAGGAAAACATCCGAAAAGCAAAAGAGATTTGCTCCGGATGCTCAGTAAAAGAACAGTGCCTCGAATACTCGCTGCACTGGGAACCATATGGAATATGGGGTGGGCTTGACGAGTCGCAACGGCACGAGGTCCGTATAAAAAGAAACATTTTCCCTCAACGGCAAGGCATGATCAACATGCCCGGACGTGGAACAAAACGAGTGCAAAATGTTTCAACATACAAGTGAGTTCCTATCGAGATTAGACGGAGTCGTATCGTCAGCCAACGGGTGGGAAGCGCGATGCCCATGCCGACAAGATGACCGAAACCCGTCGCTTTCCGTCCACGAAAACGAAGACGGCAAGATCGTTCTTTTCTGTCATCGCAACGGTGGTTGCAACACGCCAGAAATCTGCAAATCCGTAGGCTTAGACGTCAAAGACCTATGGCCCCAATCAGACCGAATCATCGACGACAACCCATACCCGAAACAAGACCGCCCCAAACTCAAATTCGTCGCCAAATACGAATATAAAGATTCCGACGGACATCTGCTATTTGAAAAAGTCCGCTACGTAGAACCTGACGGAAAGAAAACATTTCGCCAGCGTAAACCCGACGGACAAGGCGGGTGGACATACAAACTCGGCGATACACCGAAAGTCCTATACAACCTACCTGCAGTACTAAAAGCCAAAGAAGAGGGAGACACCATCTTCCTCGTAGAAGGAGAAAAAGATGCTGACGCCCTCATCGCGCTGGGTGCTTGTGCCACGACTATGCCCGGAGGGGCAGGTAAATGGCTCGACATACACACTGAGGCTCTGTCTGGAGCAGTCGTGGACATCATCGTCGACAACGACGAACCCGGACGACGACACGCTCTCCTCGTCGCTCGACTCCTCGCAGACGCTGGCAGCGATGTTGCGGTATGGAGGTGTCCTGACCATAAAGACATCTACGACCACCTACAAGCCGGACTCCCCACCACGGACGTCGTCCAAATCGAGGTTTCCGAACTCGCTGCAGAATTTGAAGGGCAAGATGTTGTCGCTGAGGAACAGCCCGAAGACGGTGAAGAACCAGAAATTGCAGAAGAAGAACTCACCCCGCAAGAACGCGCCTTACAGAAAATTGCAGAACTCCTAGAGACAGACCGCAAACCCCAATCACTCCTACTCAAAATCGCTGACATCGCCCTCGCGGGAGATGATCAGGTTGTCGAACGAGATGAAGGCAAATTAGTCAACTGGGTTGACTTCATTGAAGAAGAAGTCGACGACTCTTACGACTGGCTGTTGCCCGGCTTGCTTGAGCGACAAGAACGAGTGATGGTGGTTGCGGCAGAGGGCGTCGGTAAAACGATGCTTGCCCGTCAAATCGCGATCTGCTCAGGCTTCGGGGTGCACCCGTTCACCTTTCAGCGGATGCCAAAAATTCGCACCCTTACAGTTGACCTCGAAAACCCAGAGCGGATTATCCGTCGAACCTCAACATCGATAATTGGCGCTGCACGCTCAATGGGTTATGAACGCACCGGCGACGTACACCTTGTCATCAAGCCGGATGGCCTGAACCTGCTCTCGGTCGCTGACCGAACCATCCTTGAAGAGCACATAGAAAAGGTGGAACCCGAACTTTTGGTGATGGGACCGATCTACAAGGCGTTTCTTGACCCCGGAACCAAAACGTCAGAAGCAGTAGCAATCGAGGTGGCCAAATATTTGGACCGAATCAGATCCACATACAACTGTGCGCTCTGGCTGGAGCATCACGCTCCACTCGGACAGACTATGACCTCCCGCGAACTTCGACCATTCGGTTCCGCAGTGTGGTCCAGATGGCCAGAGTTCGGTTTGGCCTTACAGCCTGACCCAACCGCACACGGACAATACATTTACGACGTCAACCACTTCCGTGGTGCCCGTGACCTACGAGCGTGGCCAGTCCAAATGACACGCGGCAAAAAATTCCCATTCGAAGTACTAGAATTTATGGACATATCATGAAACTAATTGACCTATACCCGTGGGAATATGACCACGCACTACAAATCGCCGCTCGACGTCACGCAGCAAATTGGGGAAAACAAGACGCACCCCATTACCACCGCAAAAACATGGAAGACGATAGAACTGCTCAAGCCGCAGCATGTGTATGCGAGTTGGCGGTAGCAAAAGCAACCAATAGATACTGGTCTGGTCACGTCTGGCACAAATCGGAACACAACCTGTATCGAGATCTTCCAGACGTCGGCGACAATATCGAAGTTCGTCGGATCAGAACCCAAATGTCCGCCGCTGTCCGACGCCACCAGTTGGGAAAAGGGCTGGTTTTGTTCGTTGCCCGACCAATACTTCCCGAAATGATGCAAGTCGAAGTATTTGGTTGGAAAAAATATGACGACGCATGGGAAATCGGCCAGCCCGCAAAATACGATCCAGAAAACACACGCGTAATTTCTGTCGACGATCTAGAGCAGTTGTAAAACTGCTATCGGCTAATATCTGCAACGTGCGGATCCTAGGTATCAACGACTCAAGTCACGATGCAGCAGTCAGCGTCGTAGACAACGGCGAAATTGTTTTTGCCGCGCACAGCGAACGGTACAACAAACAAAAAAATACGTTCGAGTTAGCCGATGAACTCCTTGAAGAGGCGCTTTCCGAACCCCCAGATTTAATCGCGTATTTTGAAAAACGATCTTTGAAGCGGCTCCGCAAATTTTTGTACGGAGGCATAAACGGTACATACAACAAGTTATACAAAGAGACGTATAACTATCCGTGGCCCAGAGAAATACAAGTCTCCCATCACTTTTCGCATGCCGCCGCCGGGTATTACACATCGACGTTTGACGAAGCCGTCGTCGTCGTCCTCGACGCAATCGGCGAGTTCGAAACCGCAACAGTTTGGGACGCTTGGGGAACTCACATCCAAAAACGCGAACGACTTCGGTACCCCGTTTCGTATGGGCTTTTCTACAGCGCATTCACCCAACTCGTAGGACTAAAACCCGGATTCGATGAATACGTACTCATGGGAATGGCGGCATACGGTGACCCCGCACGATACGCCGGCGAAGTAAACGCAATGTTCCCCAATTGGAACAGCCAAACACAAAACTTTCATCTCGGTGTTGACTGGCCTCACCAAATTGAAACAGACCAAGATAAATTTGACATCGCCGCAGCAGTCCAACTGATCTACGAAAACCGGCTCATCGACTTGATGCGTCACGTTCGCAGAGACTCGGCAACCCAAAATCTCGTTTTTATGGGAGGCTGCGCGCTCAACTGCGCCGCCAACACAAAACTCCTCGACATGTGGGACGAAGTGTGGATCATGCCCAACCCGGGAGACGCTGGATCAAGCCTCGGCGCAGCACTCGCTGCCCACAACAGCCACGTCCCATGGAGAGGGCCATACCTTGGGCACGCAATTGGCAACAAGTTCTACCCCAGCGAAGACATCATTGACATCCTGTCAACCGACGGGATTGTTGCTGTAGCAAACGGAGCAGCAGAATTCGGACCGAGAGCACTCGGCAACCGCAGCCTGCTCGCCGACCCGCGACCCAAAAACATGAAAGACAGGGTCAACGAAGTAAAAAATCGTGAACCCTTCCGTCCATTCGCACCCATCGTCATGGAAGAACACGCCGACGAGTGGTTCGACCTCGACCGGCCCGCCCCCTACATGCAATTTGCCGTGAAAGCACGACGCCCTGACCTAATGCCAGCGGTCGTCCACGCCGACGGAACCTCCCGGGTCCAAACAGTCAACGAATACCAACACCCCGGCCTCTACGACGTATTAAGCATGTGGAACAGACAAACAGGCATCCCAATCCTGCTGAACACAAGCCTCAACGTTAGGGATCAGCCAATGTTGAACGACGAACTCGATGTCTTAATATGGAAAGAACTTAACCCACAAGTAAGGATCGTCTCATGAGCGACAAACATTTCGCCGACAACTGGATTTCTGACTGGTGCCTCAACGACGCCGATCGAGCGAAACGAGATCAAAGATTCGCGCACTTCCGCGCATACACCCACTTCCATGGGCTGCCCCAATTTTCCAAAAAAGATCTTCCGGACAAAAGGTACTGGGCCGTCACCCTTTACGACGACGCAACATACGTATCTCGAAACCCAGAACTATTTTGCGCAAGCGAGGGCTACCTAATCACTGACCTACCGAAACACATTTTCGAATATTTCGGTTCGCTACTGGCTCTCGACAACCCGCGACACCACGAAGTGCGGTCAATCGTCCAGCGAGCATTCGGGCCAACCCAAATCGCAGACGTCACAAAACTTGTTGAAAGAATCACCCCCCAGATCATCGACGAAATTATTGAAAAATATCCGGAACGCACGTGCGACATCCATCAAGAACTCTCCGCGCGCATCCCGACAGAAATCACATGCGAAATGATGGGTGTTGCCGACGAAGACAAAAAATGGATGCACGACCGGGTTCGTGAAATTACGGGGAACAGCGATCCGGAGTATCACGGCGGAGAGCGCGCTGACACGTTCCTCAACGCATGCATCTCAATCACCGAGTACGCAGGGCGACTCGCCGAAGAACGGCGCCAAAATCCCAAGAACGACCTCACCAGTCTTCTGGTCAACGCAAAAGAAGGTGGTGTGCTCAACGATGCCGATTTCGGATCGTTGTTCATGGTGCTCATCATGGGTGGTATCGAAACAACCCAGCACGTCACCTCGGGTGGAATCAAACGGCTAACCGAAAACCCGGATCAAAGAAAACTTTTGTGGGACAACTACGACGACCACTGGAAAACCGCCATCGAAGAAATGGCGCGCCTCCAGACACCCGCCATGTATTTCCGTAGAACCGCAACCCAAGACACCGAGTTGCACGGCACCGAAATCAAAAAAGGTGACAAAGTTGTCGTCTGGTACTACTCTGCGAATCGTGACGAAACAGTTTTCCGTAACGCCGAAACGTTCGACGTAACGCGCGACACTCACCCATCTCACGTCGCATATGGCGCACCCGGAATCCACCACTGCATTGGGGCACCGCTTGCGCGAGCACAACTTCGTTCGGTCTTCGCAAACCTGATCGAGAAAATGCCCGACATTCGTTACGCTGACGAAATCGAATACGGTTTCAGTAAGTGGGGTAACGGAATCAAGCGGATGAAAGTCCAATGGTAAACAATGAAATCCGCAGTGAATACGAGACAGCGGAGCATTACATAGACATAGCCCAAATCAGGGAATTCGAAATAGGTAATCGCTGGCCATACAAACGCGGTCAGCAGCAACTGAGACCAACAAACGGGGGCGATGACGTTTTTATCCATCCCGAACTTGGCCCTTGCTCATATCAGGGCACTCAGTTCAATCAAGAAAAATACGAGCAAGGTCGGCTAAATCTAATCAACACCGATGAGTTTGTTGGCCCAAATTTTGTGTCAAACCCCGACTACATGGCAATCGGATGCTCACAAACACATGTCATGGGGCTGCCATACAACCTCTCTTGGCCACACATCATGGCAACGCAACTTGATGTTTCCATCAATGCTTTCGGCATGCCGGGAGCCGGTGTGGCGGAAATTATCGCTAATGCTACGGCAATGATAAAACGCTACGGCCCTCCGGACGTGCTGTGCTTTCTGTTGCCAGACATCCTCCGCTTCGATCTACACGGTTCACCGACTGCTGTATTCGATTACGTTCAACGTCAATACGTCGTCGGAGACAAAAAAGGACGACCCGTCCCCTTAGAACTCCAATCCAAACTCTTAGATAAATCTAAACCGTTGACGATCAGTCCGGATATTGTTGCTCACACCAACCTCCTCCTTCTCGAAACGTTCGCGGGCCTCTGCGATGCAATGAACATCGAACTGCGAACCTACTCGTGGGAGCCCTACACAAACTTCGCTTTAGGTCAAATGCGGTTACAGCAGCAAATGCAGCCACTCCCAGAACACTGGACCACAGGGTCGGAACGTCTGGAAATCTGGCGAGAAAACGGGTTGATCGACCCGTTCACGAACTCTCCGATACCAAGCCTTCAGGAACAGCACCAAGGTGTTGCTTTGCCGAAAGAACATGCGTTATGGCACTCCGACTATTGCACATGCGGCAAAACGCCGCCACCAAACGAATTCGTGCAACAAGTGTGGACATGGGCAGACGACCGGCACTCAGGCAACCATCCGCATCACGGGGTGCACAGCCAAATTCATTTCGCAGAAATTTTCGGCCAATTCCGAATCACCCAAGAAGACATCGACCTTCTCCACCCGTTCTGGGAAGAAGCAGAAAACCCGCCCCCTTACTACGGGCCCAACACATTAAGATCACACACATGAACCCATATCAAATGATGCGGCTCCAAATCCGTCGAATCATCTACCGATGGAAACGATGGAGAGACAAACTCCCACCCCCACACATCTACTAGATAAATCTAACCGCACCCACAGAACGCGAAACAAAAATGAACGACTACGACCACCGCAAAGCCATACAACAACACCTCCACGCCCTCAAACAAGAAAACCACCCCACCTACGACCACGAACACAACCAATGGTGGCGCATCACCGCCTTCGACCGCCTCAACCACAAACACCCACTCCACAACTGGGGATGCTGGCAAGCAACCCCCCAACAACTCAACGCCCAAACCGACCCCCAAACCGGCATCACCTACCACACCGGCGGCAACTGGTACGCACACCAACACAACCCAGAACGCCCCAACCACGACACACCCGGCCTCCTCCACCAAATCAACACCGACGGAGACCACTGGCACGAACACCAACACAACCCCCACACCATCACCCTCGGCTGCTCAGTCACAGCAGCAGCAGCACTCCCCCACAACTACGGCTGGCCCTACATCCACCAACACCACACCGGACACACCACCAACAACATCGCAACACCCGGACAAAACATCTGGTACAACGTCCAAAAACTCTTCAAACACATCCAACAATACGGCAACCCACAACAAATACTCCTCCTCACACCCCCACTCGACCGACACACCGGCCCACACAACCAACACCCCCTCAACACCTACAGCACACAAACACTCCACAACAACCCACACACCCAACAATACGAAACACCAAACAAAACCAACCCAGCAAAACACCGCGACACCAACCTCAACGGCCAAAAAACCACCCCCAGCCAAAACCAAGCAATCTGGCAAAACCTCACCGCACTCGACCTCCTCACCACCTACACCCAAACCAACAACATCAAACTCACCACACTCGGCTGGGAACCCAACACCAACGCCACACTCCACATCCTCAACTACCCCCACCACCAACACCACATCCCACCCCACCTACACAAACAACCCGACGAACCCACAACAACAGACCCCAACTGGCACGAATTCGGCAACATCAACCACCCCCACATCACCAAATGGCTCGCACACCCAACCCACTGCCCCTGCGACCTACAACCCCAAACACCACACCAACAACAACTCTGGGACCACGCCGCCAACAAACACTGGAAACACCCCAACCCCCACCCCGGCCTACACCGACAAATCCACTACTACGAAATCCTCACCGGCAACAAAATCGACAACAACACCCTCAAAACCCTCCACCCCTTCTGGCACAACACCACAATCACACCACCAACATGATCAACAAAATCAAACACATCTACCGCCGCATCAAAAACCGCAAAAAACCACAAACCCCCTACACCTACTAACACCATGATCGAACCAACCCCAAACGCACACCACCTCTACCCCCAACACCCATACCCACACAAAACCCCACAACACCCACACCACCAAAACCCCAACACCATCACACTCGGCTGCAGCATCACCTACGGCTCCTTCCTCCCACCCAACTACGCATGGCCCCACATCGCAGCCACAACCACAAACACAAAAATCAACAACCTCGCCAACCCCGGCGACAACCTCGCATCACAAATACAACAACTCGCACAACACACACAACAACACGGAACACCACAAAACATCTGGACACTCGCCCCAGAACAACACCGCACCCACACCCTCATCTGGCAAACACCCAACAAAACCCAACACACCTACCTCAACTGGGACCAACACACCCACACCTACACCATCAACAACCCCAAAAACCACCACACCCCATACCAACACAAACCAGCACCCGGAACACAAAAACCACTACACAAACCACACCCAATACACCCAGAACAAGCAACAACAAAAACACTCGACCACCTCTACCTCCTTCAATGGTGGACACAAACCCACAACATCCAACACCTCATCACCAGTTGGGACCAAACCACCCGAAACACCCTCACCAACATCCAACAAATCAACCCACACCACCCACAACACCCCCAACAAACCCCACTCACAAAATGGTCAGACGCCAACCTCACACCATTCCACCCCCCACACTGCACCCACACCCCACAAACACCCCAACAACAACAACACTGGGACGTCGCAACCGACAACCGACACCCCGGACTCCACACACAAATCCACATCGCCGAACACTTCACCCAACAAACCATCACCAACCAACAACTCCAACAACTCGGATAAATCTAATCAAGTAACGCCACAACCCAAAATATTTCACACTGCCGCCCGGCGGCTGGGGCGTGCGCGGAAAAGTTTCGGGGCTGAAGACTCGTGGGTGTGACGTTTCGTATCAGTTTGATGCGGTTCGTGTTGTTGTTTTTGCTATTTGTGTTGGTTGTTGTGTGGGAGAATGTGTGGATGGGACGTGAAGGTTTTGATGATGTTGTTCGTGGTGACTGGGTGCTGCCTGTCGAGTCGAAACGGGACTGGTCTGGTCGTTCTGTGGAGTGGGTTGATGTTGCGGTTGGCATGTTTTTGGAGGGCGATGGCCCTGAGGTGAAGGGCATGTCGTACACGAAGCCGGAGTTGCGTGAGCGTTTGAAGCGTCGGATCATGGCTGGTTCGAAGGGGGGTCGACCGGGTCAGTGGTCTGCTCGGAAGGCGCAGTTGTTGGCTCAGGCGTATCGCAAGGCTGGTGGTGGCTATCGTGGTGGGAAGTCGAAGCGTCAGCGGTCGTTGTCGAAGTGGACTCGTGAGAAGTGGACGACGTCGGATGGGAAGCCGGCGAAGCGTCGTGATCGCAAGGGTCGGACTGTGATGAACAGGTACTTGCCGAAGGAGGCTTGGTCGCGGCTGTCCACGGGTGAACGTAGAGCGACTAATGCGAAGAAGCGTAAGGCGTCTCGTGATGGTCGTCAGTTCGTGTCGAATACTCGTCGTGCTCGTGATGCTGGTCGTGATGCTCGTAAGACGTATGACGATGAGAAGACGGTTGATGCGATTGGTGGTGGTCGTCGTGAGCCGATCACTGGGGATCGTAAGCCTCGTCGTCCTAAGGGGAATCATCTCTGATTCTTGGGGGGGATGGTTTGTGGTTGATCGCCGCAGGCCGTCACGGGTAATGCTTGACATGTGTGTTACTGTGGTCACATGGACAAGTGGACAAAGGTTGACATCTTCTTCCAGAACATCGCTTGTGGTGTGATGGTGATCGGTGGGCTTGTTCTCCTCGTGCTACCGTTCATCCCATGATCTATGACGGTTTGGAGTGGTTGATTGTGTCTGATGAGCCGTCTGATCGTGATGTACGTCAACGTCAGATTGATGTGTGGCGTGACCAGAATCCGGGATGGTTCGAGTTGGTTGACGAGTTGGATCGTCACCTTGGCTATGTGTCACCCCTGTACAGGATTGATCAGATCAAAGAGAAGTTTGGTGGCTTGAGGTTCTACGCC